TACCTGAGTGGTATCAATACTTACTATTTATAGCAATTAGTGCATCCTTTGGAATTAAGGGTGCTGGACAAGCAATGAAGATAATAGGAAAAAAATGAATTTAATTAAACTACAGGATGAGATAGCAAATGACGAAGGTGTTAAGTATGAAACATATCGTTGCTCTTTAGGACATTTAACAGGGGGAATTGGACACCTGATTACTGAGTGGGATGAAGAGATATATGCAGGTCCTATAGGAACAAAGATACCACATGAACAAGTGGATGCATGGTTTGCGAAAGACATAGAAACAACTATAAAAGATTGTAACCTATTATTCTCGCAATTTAATAACCTACCTGAAGACATACAGCACGTACTTGCTAACATGTCTTTTCAGTTAGGTAGACCAAGACTGTCTAAGTTTAAGAATATGATTGCTGCAGTTGAAGACTTAGACTGGGTAAGCATGTCAGACGAAATGGAAGACAGTAATTGGTATAGACAAACACCAGAAAGAGCAGAGAGACTCATAGTGCGTGTTGATAATCAATTAATTAAGGAAATACCAGCATGAGCAAAGAATTAACTGAGCGACAACAGAAATTTTTGTCTGTTTTATTTGATGAAGCAGGTGGAGATGTAGTACAAGCAAAGAAATTAGCAGGTTATGCTAGTGGAACGTCTACAAATGATGTAGTTAAGTCTATGAAAGACGAAATTATGGAAGCTACACAGATGTATATGAGCAGAAATGCACCTAAAGCTGCTATGGCTATGGTAGGTGGCTTATATGACCCTACAGAACTAGGTTTACGTGAAAAAATGGGTGCTGCAAAAGAGTTATTAGACCGAACAGGCTTAGTTAAGACAGAAAAAATGCAAGTAGAAGCTACAGGTGGTGTTATGCTTATGCCTGTTAAGCAAGTTGAAGAAGCAGATGAATAGATCAGCAGGTAAATGGAAACTTCCACAGCCTACAGACTTAAAAGAAGACAATGAATGGGTACAAATACCTCGTATAGCTCGTACAATCCCTTTTGGCTACGTACAGAGCCTAAATGATCCAGATGTACTAGACCCAGTAGAATTGCAGTTAAACAAGCTAGAGATGGCTAGAAACTACGTTAAACAGTATTCGTATAGAGAGGTAGCTAATTGGTTAAGCAAACAAACAGACCGATACATATCACATGTAGGGTTAAGGAAACGGTTACAGCATGAGCGACAACGTAAGAACACAGCTAGAAGCCTACGCAAGTGGGCAGACTATGCAGAAAAAGCGATCAACACGATCAAAAAAATTGAAGAAGAAAGAACCGGAGCAAAAGCCTAGTATTGTAACGGTAGAAAAAGTAGAAACACTAGCAGTAGAAGAACAACACAATATTGTATTTAAACCTAACGCAGGTCCTCAGACAGAGTTTCTTGCAGCAGGTGAAAGAGAAGTACTATATGGTGGTTCAGCAGGAGGTGGCAAATCTTATGCCATGCTTGCAGACCCTTTAAGATATATGGGTCATCCATCCTTTAGTGGCTTGCTACTACGACACACGACAGAAGAATTAAGAGAACTTATATACAAGTCTCAAGAGATATACCCATTAATATGGCCCGGAATTAAATGGTCAGAACGAAAAATGCAATGGGTAGCACCCTCCGGTGCAAGATTATGGATGTCTTATCTAGATAGAGATGACGATGTACTAAGATACCAAGGTTTAGCATTTAGTTGGATAGGCTTTGATGAGTTAACGCAATGGTCAACACCCTTTGCTTGGAATTATATGAGATCACGTTTACGTTCTACTGCACATGACTTACCGATTTTTATGAGGGCAACAACAAACCCCGGAGGAAGAGGACATCATTGGGTAAAAAAAATGTTTATTGATCCTGCACCCTATGGAACAAAATTTGATGCTACGGATATTGAGACTGGAGAAGCCCTTAGATACCCAACCGGACATGCAAAGGCTGGTACAGCTTTATTTAAACGGAGATTTATCCCTGCACGATTATCAGACAATCCTTACCTTGCAGAGCAAGGGGATTATGAGGCAATGCTATTATCCCTCCCTGAACAGCAGAGGAGGCAGTTACTTGATGGCGATTGGGATATTAAGGAAGGGGCTGCTTTTACTGAGTTTGATAGGAATATCCACGTTGTTGAGCCTTATAGGATACCTAGTAATTGGGTTAAGTTTAGGGCTTGTGACTATGGTTATGGTAGTAAGTCTGGTGTTCTTTGGTTTGCTGTATCGCCATCTGAACAAATCATTGTATACAGAGAGTTGTATGTTGGAAAAGTCCTTGCCACAGATTTGGCAGATATGATACTAGAAGCAGAACGAGATGATGGTGGTATGAGATATGGAGTATTAGATAGCTCCTTATGGCATAAACGTGGAGACACAGGACCTTCTTTAGCAGAACAGATGATTATGAGAGGGTGTCGTTGGAGACCTTCAGACAGAAGTAAAGGTAGTCGTGTATCAGGTAAGAACGAGATACATAGACGTTTGCAAGTAGATGAATTTACAGAAGAGCCAAGACTTGTTTTCTTTAATAATTGCACGAACATTGCATCACAATTACCTGCCTTGCCCATTGACAAGAAAAATCCGGAAGATATTGACACACATTCGGAAGATCATTTGTACGATGCGTTAAGATATGGTATAATGTCACGACCACGATTTAGTGTGTTTGACTACGACCCTATGGGTAGACCTAGTAGTGGTATGCCTGTAGCAGACTCAACCTTTGGATATTAAATATTATGGCAGAACAAGAAATAACAATGGACACAGATGCGACAATAGCATTACCTGACGTAGAAGAAGATAGTGTACAAAACACTACTACTACTACGGCTTTAAATAACTATGTTATGGGTAAATTTAAAAAGTCAGAAGATTATAGATACGAAGATGAACAGCGTTGGGTTCGTGCATACAGAAACTACAGAGGTTTATATGGACCAGATGTACAATTTACAGAAGCAGAAAAATCAAGAGTATTTATTAAAGTAACTAAAACTAAAACATTAGCAGCCTATGGTCAAATTGTTGATGTTTTATTTGCAAATAACAAATTTCCGTTAAGCGTTGATCCAACGGAACTACCAGAAGGAGTAGCAAAAGATGTTAACTTTGATCCTAAAGAGCCTGAAGAACTGCGTGGAGATGACAATATGGATTCCCCTTATGGTTTTAAAGGTGACGGTAAAGACTTGCCTAAAGGAGCTACTGCAAAAAGTTTGCAAAGTAAGCTTGGTCCTTTGGAAGATAATCTTAAAGATATTGAAAATCTTAAAGAAGGTATTGGTAAAACCCCTACGTCTATTACGTTTAGCCCTGCAATGGTTGCGGCAAAAAATATGGAAAAGAAAATCCACGACCAACTAGAAGAGTCTAATGCTAATAATCATTTAAGGAATACAGCATTTGAAATGTCTTTATTTGGCACAGGGGTTATGAAAGGTCCTTTTGCTATAGATAAAGAATACCCTAGTTGGGATGATGAAGGAGAATACACTCCTGTATTTAAAACAGTACCTCAAATATCACATGTATCTGTATGGGATTTTTATCCTGATCCAGATGCCAATAACATAGATGAAGCACAATATGTTATACAACGTCATAAAATGTCTCGCTCAGAACTAAGAGCGTTAAAACGTAGACCCTATTTTAGAGCAGAAGTTATTAATGATGCTATAACTGAGGGAGAAAATTATGTTAAAAAGTATTGGGAAGACGATCTTAGTGACTATAATAACGAAAGTTATATAGAAAGATTTGAAGTCTTTGAATATTGGGGTATGATTGAAATGGAGTTATTACTAGATCAAGATGTAGATATACCTAAAGAACTAAAAGAGTATGACGAGTTGCAAGTTAATGTGTGGTGTTGTAATAACAGAATTATACGTGCTGTATTGAACCCATTTAAACCTGCTAGAATACCTTACATGGCTGCACCATATGAATTAAATCCTTATTCTTTTTTTGGTGTAGGTGTAGCTGAGAACATGGATGACACACAGACTCTTATGAATGGTTTTATGAGAATGGCTGTAGACAACGCTGTGCTATCAGGTAACTTACTTATAGAGGTAGATGAAACCAATCTAGTTCCGGGTCAAGACCTATCAGTGTATCCGGGTAAGATATTTAGAAGACAGGGTGGTGCTCCGGGGCAAGCTATATTTGGTACAAAGTTTCCAAATGTGTCTGGAGAAAACTTACAACTGTTTGATAAAGCTAGACAACTAGCTGATGAAAGTACAAGTATACCTTCTTTTTCTCATGGGCAAACAGGTGTTACAGGTGTAGGTAGAACTGCATCTGGTATATCTATGCTAATGAACGCAGCAAGTGGTAGTGTTAAAACGGTTATTAAAAATGTAGATGACTATTTACTTAGACCATTAGGTGAAGGTTTGTTTAGATTTAATATGCAGTTTGACTTTGAT